GCAGCAATATAGGGTATTGCCATCTCGTCGTTATCAGTTCCAGCGAAACCAGAGAAGGTTTGTAGTTCGTTACCAGCAGAGAAGCCAAGTTTATGTCCAGTGTCTGAACCATCATAATTCAAGAAGTAGCGAGCAGGGGATTGCAACACTCGAGTTACGGGGGCTTGAACACTGGGTTTCGAAAATCCAAAGAGCTTAAAAATGTTAGAAGCAGCAGTTGAGAAGAGAGAAACAGGTTTTGCCAATGATTGAAGACCAACCATTGGAAGGATAGAAGATGCAGCGGATCCAATCGATGTTATAGTAGAAGAAATTACACCGGTCTTTTCCATTGCAGACAACTCACCACCTACTTGAGCCCAATTAGTAGATACGGGGGCATCAGTAGGCCAGACCAACTCGACGTCTTCAAAGTTGGCCCAGACGGTGAAACTTACGTTAGTGTTAGAATTGGATCCAACGGGAGTCATGGCATTAAGAGTTACACGGCCAAAACTTCCTTGTCCAGTAGCGAGGTTAACATAAATGTAGGGAGAAATGTAGGGAGTAATAAATTCAACAGCAGTTTGGTTTGCAAGATTAAGAATAGTGTGAGGAAGTCCACAGACCGCCACCATATCAGCACCAGTGGGCGCAGATACAGGCAACGATTTGTAGAACCAAGATGCATGTTGAGGCATATACTCTGAGTATGGCATAAAAGATAAGACAGCCATACCTTGTTGGAAGGGTTGAGAATTCATTTGAACACGCACACGTACACGCGCGCGCATTCCGACGAATCCAGTAACTTTAGCAGTGTTTTGGGCAAAAGCAAGAAGGGCTCCAGGGAAATTAGCAGACCATAATTCAGTACCTTCTACGGCGGTTGAGCCCCATAGTCCTTGTTTCATGACTACGGGTCGTTTCAGAAAATCTTGGATTGAGTGTTCAGATTTCCGACCAACGACACCTCCGAGATGTTTCAAAATAGAAACCTCATCGGAGACATAGTTGTCGGATTTTACGGTACCATCTTCATGGAATACTAATGTGTCAAAGCGTTCAGGGGTAGTCGTTTGAGTAATGTCGGGGTTAGCATTATAGTCTTGAGTATCTAGTTTGTTTGTCATTGTATTAGCAGGCCGAGGATTCTTAAGCGTATGTCGACCT